GCCCTCGCGCTTGACCTGCTCGGGATCGCGGCGCTGTCCGCCGTAGCCGTGCGGGTGATCAGCGAATAGGCTGGCGCCGGTGTGGGCAGCGCAGGTTCTACGGTCGCGACGTCCAGCCGCGACAGGAGCCCCGCCGCAGGGTGCTCGGTTGCATCCATCACGCTGCCATCGAGGCGTAGCGCAGGGTCCGGCTGCCACCCACGCTCCATGGCGAGATGGTAGAACGTGCCCGCGCCGATCCGGTCGGGCTTGAAGCTGGCCCAGGCTTTGGCCGTGGTCGCGGGCATGTCCTTGGCAGCCTGCGCGGACCACTCGCCAAAGAGATCTGCGCCAGCGTCGCCGAGCGCGCCTTTCAGCGCCATGCCGATCCGCATCCAGCTGTCGTAGTCAAGTTCTGTATTGGGCAACCAGTCCAGCGCCGCGCTGATGGCGGGCAAAGTGCCGATCTGGCTGTGGCTGCGCAGATGCTCTGTCGCAGATGTGACCAGCGAAAGACCCCGCTGGCGCAGGGCCTCGGGCAGCAGCGCGTAAGCCTCGTCGAGGAAGGCTGCAGCCGCTTCTGCAGTGATCTCCGGCAGATCGCTGATGTCGATGTCGGCCAGCGCCTCATCTGGCCAGACATAGGGCGCACCGGTCTCGGGGTGGGTGGCATAGGCCAGGAACTGCTGCCCGAGGCACAGAACCTCCAGCGGATGACGCTTGATCCCGCGGAACGGCTGCGCGGCGCGATAGACCAGCATCCGTTTCGGGGCCCGGCCAATGCGCAGGGCGGGCGTGTCGCCCAGCCTCGCGCGGGCCAGCTGCTCGATCTGCAAGGCCAGTTCGGCATTCTCGACGATATCGATATCGACCGCCGCCACCGCGCCGCCAACGATGCCAATGCCGCAATCGGGCCAGCTGGACCATGTCGTGACCTCCACATCCGTGGTGGGGCGCTCAGTGTGACGGTTCCATTCTGAGTAATCGGTCCATGCACCGCGCTTGAATTGCCCGGGCTTTTTCGTGCCCGGGCCGATCGGCAGAATGGCATAGCCGTTGGTGACGAGCCGCGCGCCAAAGCGCGCCATCCAGGATGTGTCAGCCATCAGAAGGGCACCTCGGGGGTCATGGCGTCGAGCCGGGCACGGTCCTTGGACGCAAGCGCGCGCAGGTGGTCGCAATATCCGGTGACAACCGCGTCGATGAAGCGGTCCCACTCGGTCTCGGTGAGGGTGGCGAGATCGGATTTGTCGATGCTTTCGAGGTATTCGCCGCCTTGTTGGCCGCCGACCGTCATCGCTTCGGCTTCATTGGGGGTCGGATCGATCATGCCCTGCCTCCCATGGCAGAGGTCCTGGCAGACGCGGCTGCAGAGGTGCTTGCGGCTGGTGTCGCGCCGCGCGTCGGCGAGCCGATAACCTGCGTTGAACCAGCCAAAGCCGCGAGGTTGCCGGTGGCAGACGGCGCAGAGACCGGGGTGGGATGGGCGCATGAGGCGAACCTGTGGTCAGAGATTTCAAAGTACCTGCCCGAGGGGCGGACCGAGATGTCGCTGGGGCGTGCAAGCCGTGCCGTTTGCGCGATGGCTTCATCGACGCTGAGCGGCACAGGGCAGCCCGGCGCGCGCTTGCGCCACCACTCGGCAGCCTTCTGGCGCGCGTACCCCTGATGCTCGATGCAGACCCATTCGCTGTAGGATGTGAGCCCGCAGTTGTAGGTCACCTTCAGCGAAGGCAGCCCGCCCAGCTTGTCGTGGCGGCTGTAGGAAACGCCTGAGACCTGTAGCCATTGCGGCGCTTTAGGGGAGAGGACCGGCAGCGTGCCGGCGGTGGGGGCGATTTTCACCATGCGGGCCGGAAACTCGTAGCCGCAGTCCGGACATTCCGTCGCCGAAAGCGCGATGATGCTTTCGCACACCGGACAGACCTTGGTGGGCGCCTCGCCGCCGCCAGCTTCGCCAGGGCGTTTTGGACGCACCAGATCGATGGGCCCGTGGCGGCGGACATTGCCGGCGAAGTCGAGCACCAGGCAGTTTTCCTTGCCCGGCGCCAGCCGTGTGCCACGCCCGACCATCTGCACGTAGAGCCCTGCGGACTTGGTGGGGCGCAGGAGCGCGATCAGATCGACGCCCGGCGCGTTGAAACCGGTGGTCAGCACCCCCATCGAAGCCAGCGCGCGGACTTCGCCGCGCTTGAAGGCTGCGATGAGCGCATCACGCTCCTCCTTCGGCGTGTCGCCAAAGATCGTGCGGCAGCTGATGCCTTGTCGGCCGAACTCTTCAGCCACATGGCGCGCGTGCTCAACGCCCGAACAGAAGGCCAGCCATGACTTCCGCTCGGCCCCGTGTTCGATGATCTCGGTGACCGCTGAGCGGGTGATGGCCTCCTGGTCGACAGCTGCCGCCAGATCACGCTGAATGAAGTCACCGGCGCGAGTGCCCACCTTCGACACGTCGAGCCGGGTCGCGGGCTGTTTCGAGACCAAAGGGCTGAGATAGCCAGCGTCGATCAGATCGCGCACCGGGGCTTCATAGGCGATGTCAGTGAACAGCGCCGATTTGCCCTCATGCAGCATGCCGCTGTCGAGCCGGAACGGCGTGGCGGTCAACCCGATCACCTTGAGCACCGGATTGATCTGCGCCAGCCCGTCGAGGAAGCGCCGATACATCGTGCTCGAGTTGCCCGGAATCAGGTGGGCCTCGTCGATCAGCACCAGATCGGTATGGCCGATTTCCTGAGCGCGGCGGTGGATGGACTGTATGCCGGCGAAGAGGATGCGGGCCTGTGCCTCGCGCTTGCCCAAGCCCGCCGAGTAGATCCCGGCCGGGGCCTCGGGCCAGAGGCCGATCATTTCGGCATGGTTCTGGGCGATCAGTTCGCGGACATGGGTGACGATCAGGATGCGCTGATCGGGCCAGGCTTTCAGTACGCCCTCGATGAACGCGGCCATCACCAGGCTTTTGCCGCCCGCAGTCGGAATGACCACCAGCGGATTGCCGGTGCTGTTCTGGAAATAGCCGTAGATCGCGGTGATCGCGGCCTGTTGATAGGGGCGCAAGGTCAGCATGCAGAGGCCTCCGGAGTGCGGGCGTCGTTTGTCCAAGTGGAGCCATCGGGCATGCGGTAGGTGACGACATCGTCGCCCGCATCGATGACCTCGCCCGGAACGAGATCGGGGATGAAGAGATGGCGGATGCAGGCCGCACGCTGTTCAGGCGGCGCGAGCATCCGGTCGTGACGGACGCAATGCCACCCGCCGTCCACGGCGGTGGAATGCAGGCACGACCGACAGGTCACGGCCGCCCCGCCACCATCGTGGCAGACGCCATGGTGATCGCAGAACCGGCATTCGAACCAGGCCGGGTCCTCGCTGATCCGCGCCGGGGGGTGCTGGGCGAAGATGACCCGACCGGCTTTCTCGAGCAGGCGTTCTGCCATCGCGCCGTCGGCCTCGATGCGCTCGATATGCAGAGCATCGGTGTCCTTGCAGACGGCGACATAGAAGGCGCGCGCAATGCCCGTCAGGTGCATGTAGATCTGCATCTGCGCGGCATGCTGGGGCTTCGACAGCACCACCCCTTTGGCAGTCAGATCCGCAAAGCTCTTGGCGGAGTGCGTCTTGAACTCCAGCACATGCCAGGTTTTCGGGGCCTCGAGGAGGCCAATGGCGACCCCATCGAGCGAGCCTCCGAAATGCCCGCCGTGGGCATCGACGCGAAACTGGCGGCCAGTATCGGGATCGACTTCGAGGACAGTGGCACCAGTGGCGCGCAGGTTGCGGACCAGTCGGTCCTCTTCCATCTGCCCGGTCTCAAAGAGGCGCAGCAGGCGGCCGGAATGATGGGATGGCGTCACCCAGCGGAAATCATACCAGAGCGCCCGGGCGCAGGATTTGCCGATGATCGACGCGCCAAGGTGATCGCGAAAGCCATCTCCCTGGCGGGCCTCGTAATCGGCATGGATCGCCGTCAGCGTTGGCGTCGGTGCAGGAGGAAGATCCGCCATCACAGACCCTCCCGTTCGCTGCGGGCCTGTGCCTCGGCCAGAATGCCGTTCCAGGTTTCAGGGTCGTGCCGTGCGCGCAAAACGTCGATCAGGGCGTCCTTCAGCTTCTCGCGGCGGCGGCGACCTGTCCCCTTGGCAAGCAATTCGGCGCGCTCGCGGCTGAGATGGCGCAGGGCGGTGCGCGCGCGGTGGAACCAGTCCGGGTCGATGGGCTTGAGGCCCCGCTGACGCGCCAGATCGGCAGTCGCAATCTGGGTCCGGATCTTGGCAATGGCATCGTCGAGTTCGATCAACCGGCGCGGGTCATCAGGCAAGCCGGGGTTGATCACGGCCACGGGGGCCGCGTTGGTCAGATCGGTCATGGGAGTTTCCTCAGATGGGGTTGAGCACCGCCCCGTCCGTCAGGAGGACAGGGCGGCGCGGCAGATCAGCCCTTCTTGTTCCAGGGAGCGGAGGCCATCTTGACGGGCGCAGCGGTCTGTATGGCGGGCGACGCTGCGGGGGTTGCAGCAGGCTTTGCGACGCGCACCGCGGCTGCCCCACGTTCAGGCGGCAGATAGGCGATGGCATTGCTCTCGCCGTAGCCATTCTTTGGCGGCTTGATCTTCACCTGGATCGTCATCGGGATCAGGTGCAGTTCCTCGCTGTCGCTGACATGCATCTTGCCCGTCGCATGGCAGATGGCCGACAGCGTCCGCTGCGCGATTTCCACGGTGGTCGGGTTCGGGTTCACCAGGTTCAGCTGATCGAAAATCTTCCGGCCCTTGTGTTCCCCCTCGAGGATATCAAGCATCAGCCAGAGAAACTGGCCCATGCCGTTGCGGGTCACGCGCATCTCGCTTTCGACGATCTGGGCGCGGTACTTGCCAGCGGGCAAAAGCTCGTAGGGAGTGGTGGGTTCGACGCTGGTCGCGTCAAAGGACGTATCAAAACGTGCCATGGTCTTATCCTTTCAGGGCTTAAGCGGATTGCGGCATGGCTGCGAGGAACTCCGACCACGAGAGCGGCAGGGTGTCCGGCAGGCCGTAACGGTTCTTGGCGAGGAAGGCGGGGCGCTCTTCGGTGTGCATGGCGCGCGCACCTGACCCGAGCGCCCGGGTCACCTTCTTGTTGAAGCCGACATCGGATTTCGCGACCGAGATCTGGTAATTGGCGAAGAGCACCACATCGGAATGTTCCTGCAGCAGCGCCGAGGCGCGGGTTTGCAGCTTGATGACATACCGGTCGTAGGGCTCGTGCTCGGGGCTGTCGAAACGCTTGATGTCGGTATGGGCAATCTGGATGATCACCATGCCCTTGCGGTCCCGCAGCGCGTTCAGCTTGTCGAGATATTCCCGCCAGACAGTAACAGCCTCGGCATAGCCCTTGCCGAAGCCGGGCGTTTCAATCGACTGCCAGCCGTTGCGCTTGCACGCCTCGGCCCAGATCAGCGGCTCCAGCCAGTCGACGCTGTCGATGACAACAGTCCCGAAATCGTGGTCCTCATCCAGCAGTGCGTCGAGCGCCTCCGCCACCTCGGCATAACTGGTTGCCAGCGGAAAATGCGGAACCTGCAGCTTGCCAAGCCCATCCTCGGTCATGATGAACACGGGTCGGTCGGCATCGGCCGCAAAGGTGGATTTGCCGACCCCGGCCACGCCGTGGATCAGGATGCGCGGCGGCGTCAGCGCCGAGGTCGTGCGCAGGGATGCGAGAGAAATGGCCATCAGCGCACCTCCTCGCCCAGCACCAGGCGGAACTTGGGCTTACCGGTTCGCACCGTCCGTGCGGGTTCAAATCCCTTGCGCCAGGATTCCGGCAGCGCCGTGTATTTGCGTTCGGACACCTTCAGCGTGGTTTCGATGAACTCGGCCGGGTCTTCGCCCGCCGAGGCGATGTTTTCGGCGATCTGGGCGAGTTTCGCCTGATCCCATTCGATCCGCTTCACCAGGTCGGCGATCACTATGACGCCGCCGTCCTCAAAGCGGATCGTTCCGGTGTCCTTGCCGGCCTCAAAGCGGCATTCTGCAGCACGGTCAGCGTATTTCAGGGAGATGGCGCCATCGAGCCAATCAGAGACCGTTTTGGCTTGGGTGAGCTGCTGATCGGCCGCGTCTTTGAGCATTGCCAGTTGATCCGCCGGCAGCGCTGCGATCTGGCCTACCGGCATGCGATGGATGTCCGCGAGGGTGATATGGTTAGAGATTGTCATGTCGTCTCCCCTCAC